AAACCGTAAATCCAGTTGAAGATAATATACCACCTAAAGCTTTATTGTATTGTGCATTTGGGTGATAGAAAGCATTACCAAATTCGTTTGTGTAACCAATCTTTTTATTTAAAGTAATGTTTGATGATTTCTTCAATCTTATGTTTGTTATATTAGAAAGTATTGATGTATCTGTTTCATCAATATTCTTTACTAAGTTTGAATGTCTGAATATACTATCAAAGTTTGATAAGTTATCTGCATCATATTGGTTGATTGTTGTGTTGACCAATTGTTCTAACTCTCCTTTTGATAGTGTTGTAAAATTGTTATTGTATTTGAAACAGGTTGAGATAAGAATCTTAATAATTTCTGGATTTATAATCTCTGGTCTGACTGTAACCATATTCAATGAATTTAGTTTTCTAATTACTTCTGCCTTTTCTACTTCAGTTAAATAGTCTGAGTTTTTAGGTTTGATTGCAAGAAACACTTTACCATATTGTGGTGGATTATTATCTTCCCCACCCCATACGGCAACTGCATCAGCATTTGGATAATATTCACTGACTTTTGCTTTATAGTCATTTAGTGTTACTAGTCTGTTCTGAGATGTAAAAAATTTATTTGCTTTAAACTTAATTGATTCAACTGATTCTTTCTCAGCACCACCTGTTGAATTGGTTGTCGTTGTTATAACTGAATCTGAATAACCATTTATTGAAGTGATTTGTTGAAAACTTTTTGCACCATCGGCGTGGTCTGTATCAACTACAATATATGTTGCAGTTATAATATCACCATCAAGTAATTCTTTTCCTAATACACCATCACCAAAATAGATTTCTAAATATCCTTCTTCGTTTTCTTGTGTATAATATACAGTTGATGTTGTTGTAATTGTAGAAATGTCTGTAGATAATGCATAAGTAGAAGATGTTCCACCTGAGTTAACTACAACTGAAAGTTTACTTCTGTCAACCCTCTCATTTGATAAAACAAATTTTGAATTCTTAATTTGTCTATCATAGACAAAAGAATCAGACATATATGTTCCTTGTGATATCTCAACACCTGTATAATTAAATGTTGAACTGTTTTGAGTTGGTTTATTTGTATCTGTAGTAACAAAATCATATGATACGCCATCAAAAACTGTTTGAAAAACATGACCTCTAGGTATAGTCATTTCAGAAAGTGTCGGATAAGTTCCATCGGCCTTTAAAACATTATTTAATGCAATATCTATGATAGCAGATGAACACTTTTCTGAAGCAGGTGTAAATCCTAAATCTTTTGCACGAGATACTACATTCTTTCTTATTTGTGCTGAGTCTAAAAACAATTCTGACGCAGCTATGTTAGTATTGACTGCACCTATGTGTGATGAATACGCAAGTAAGTCAATCAATGTCGCCATTGTTGACCCCTCAAAATTATAATCCTTTAATTTCTCTTGACCTTTAAGATATGCTTTTAGATTATCTGAAATAGAATCAAAATCTAATTCTGTAATGTTTATTTGTGAACTTTTTGTTGCCATTATCTTGCCCTTTTAAGTGTCATATTGACTTCTTGATTCGGCATACCATTTTTAATCGTATAATTAATTATGACATGCAAATCGTTGTTTCTCTTTATTACAAATTGAGGCATAACTGCTGTAACTCTAGGTTCAAAATCCTCAATTACTTGACTTATTTTTACTTGTGCTCTTTTTACTCGTCTTTCAGTATCAAGTGCAAATAACAAGTCTCTAAAACCTCCACCAAGTGATGGTTTGAATGGCCTTTCATAATAATTAGTCATTATGATATTTTTTACAGACTGTTTGATTGCATCTGCATCTTTTTTGATAGTTAAATCACCTGTAATTGGGTGTGCAGTAAAATTCATGTCTAAATCTGCATAAACTTCCTTCGCCGCTACATTCTTTGCTTGTGATTTTAAATCTGCCATATATCTATTTATACTCCTTATGCATCAGGTTCCGAAGTATCTTTCTTCTTATTAGCATTTGCTCCTGAGCCTGTATCTTGTGAAGTAGATTTGTGTTTATGTGTTGCAAGTGTTGGAGCATTTCCAGCAGAAGTTGATATATCTCCTGTTGCATGTATTGTTGAATCATTCGTCTGAGCACCAGTTACATGTAATGTTCCTGTAACTGTTGTGTTAGATATAATCTCTGTTGTATTATTACCTGTGATTGTTATCTTTCCTTCGGATAATACATCGGTTGTTCCTTTTAGGATATCTGCTTTTAGATTTCCTTCGGTAATCTCTGAAGTAACATTTCCCTTCAGAACTTTCATATCGACATTACCTGTATTGATTGTTATGTTTACATTACCATGACCAACTTGCAAGTCTGTATTACCAGCAATATACACTTTGTCATCTTTAAGTATTGCAGTGTAATTATTGTTTACTATTCTTGTGACTTCTGAACCATCTGCATGAATCTCGTGGAATGTTCCTGACCTGTGATGAAGATTTAGTCTTTCTGATTTTGGTGTGTCATCGATTTCTAAAACATGGCCGGCCTCGGTCTGTAAAACCTTATTGTAAGGATATACAGGTTTTGCTTGGACATCCACAAAATCTCCTAAAATCTTTTGTGTTTCTGGGTGAACTATATCACCTTTAATTGCATGGTCTAAAATACCACCTCTTGCAATACTTGACAAATCAGATTCTTCGGTGTATAATGGATAGTAAGGTAACATATCTTCAGTTACCTCTAACTCCTCGATAGTAGAACCTGTATTGTCGTAATTAATCTTTAATTCTTTTGGACTTTTTGGTGCATTCTCTATATCACTTGTTAAACCATGAGAACGATTGGGTGCTTGTTCAGGATTAGGTCCGTCTGGAGTATCTTTATAGTCTGCAACTTTTAATCTTCGTGGGTCATTAAAACCCTTTTCAATACTTCTATTTAATAATTCGTCTTTTGTTGTTTCTTTATAACCTTTCTGAGGAATACCCGCAGATACATGAGTTATAACAGGGTCTTGTTTACTTTCACCATCTCTGAAGAAACCGAATACAGTTGAACCTTCGATTAGCCCATGTTGTGTTCCTATGCCGGATAATCCAGCAGAAGTTGTTGGTAATAAAACTTGTGCCCATGGAAGGTCAGGTGTTGCAATATATTGTTTATTTTCAGAATGAATTCCATGTATACGAACACGAACTCTTCCGACCATCAATGGGTCATTTCTATCTTCAACTATTCCATAAAATGTTATCATACTTCTCTCGGTGTTGCAGTATTATCTAATGGTGTTGCATTCTCTACTTTATCCATATAAGATTCTTTAACACATTCCATTGTCATCGTGCCTGTTAATTGTGTTGGGTCACCAACTAGTTTTAAATCTGTTACCAAATATCTGTCATCATTTAACTTATCTGAAGTATCACTTTCTGATGTTGGTTCCGCAGCTGGTAAAGATAATTGAATAATTTGACCAACATTCATATCTGTTCTAAAAGGAACTGTCACAACTATTCTATGTTGAGACAAAATTTCCATAAGTGCAATTCTTTCTAATGTTGCATTATCTCTATTCTCTTTTCCTCTGAAAAGTTCTTGTGCTGTCATATCTGCACTGTCATCATATGAATGTCTCATATCAGATGCCTCAATGAAAAACGCGTTAAAATGCTGGTTTGGAGGCAAGTCAACATCTAATTCACTATATTGTGGTGGTTCTCCTTCACCTACAGAGTTTTCTGCAGTAAATGTATACTCATATTCACCATTATGAATCATAGGATGACCTGAAAGGTGTTTACCTCTCTTCCATGTTTCTTCCATATCATAAAGTTCTTCTGATTCTAATTTACGCAAAGGGTCATAGACTTTCATATGAGATGCATAAGCACCAGATATCGTTCCTTTTAATGTATCAAACATTTGAGGTTTTCTATAACTAAGAATCTGACTGTTCAAACCTCCAGGAGCATTTAAGTCCATGTCTTCTGTTGGAGATGAGTTTCTAGGTTTCATACTGAATGCAACAGGGAATTCTTGTGCAAACATTTCATCAATCGATTTAAATCTAAACCCACCATTTAATGTTTGAAAGAAGAACATAGCATTTCTATAATTAGTCTGACCACCTATGTTTGCATTTTTAACACAATAATCTATAATACGATTTGTAGTCCAATTAGGAACTATGAATTGAAAGTTATCTGGTTTAGTCTCTTCCCAATGGTCAAATTCTTCCATAGGAATCTTTGCTTCATTTACTAAGATATTCTCTAACATGTCATCATAAGAACCTCTTAATGTTCTACTCAATCTTGTTCTTCTAAGATTGAATACTCTAGGTTCACATAAACTTAATAGATACGATTGAATTTTTTCTGATTGTCTTGATATTCTATCAGCCTTGAATACTCTGAATGTTTTATCAATACTGTATAATGCATCTGCAGTATCTCCCATTCCTTCTTTTTGTTTTAGTGATATACGAATAAACTCTTGGCCAGTAAAACGATAGTTCTTTAATAGATTAAGACCATCAACAATACCAACGACACCTGTTGCAAACTTCCGATGTATACTCTCAGACATTGAGAATTCACCAACTATACCTGAGATATCTAAAGTCTCACCAAATTGGTTTATTAATGCAAAGGATTCTACTAAGAATTCTCCTTGTTTTAGTGGGGATTCTGCCATTATGATGCCATTACTTTTTCAAATTCTGAAACAACTCTTCTTATATATTCAGGTCTAATAACCTTTATTTTTCTATTAGTCTCATTCTGTTCATAATCATGTGTGTAATATGTGACAGGTGTAAAACCTGTTGTTAAATTATTTCTTTTGTGTCCTTCTGAATTAACATAGTGGTCAATACCATCAGGTCCGTTTACAACTGATGATACAGTAAATGATTTACCACTTACTTTTCCTGTGACTACATCATTTGCATTCCAACTTCCACCTGCAACACCTATCCTATTGAATGTGGGTTGAACTGAGATGACATTTCCTTTTTGTGAAGATGATTCGATAATCTCACCTAATAACCACTTACTTGATGAAGATACTATGTCTGTTGAATCACTTGCAATTAACCAATATTCGGGATACATTTCATTGATGTATTTTTCAAATGTGACA